CGACTTCTTCAATTTCCTTCTTTGTAGACACATCTAACATAACTCCCAAACCAGCGTCTCTAACCCTCCGTAAAGGGACTGTAGCAGCGTCTAATGGTCAGTTTGGTAGTACGTCAGGGGCATTCTGTATTTTAGATGATATAACCGTTCCTGTGGTAAATGGAATTGCATCTTTTAATAATATTTCAATTTTTGAAGGATCAAGTCTAGTAAAGAATTTTACATATAGTGCTAGAAATCCACAACAAAAATTTATTTTACCAAATGTTGGTATTGATACTGAATTACTCAGAGTAACTGTAAGAACTAATCAATCCTCTACAGCATCTGTAACATATACTTTGCAGGATAATTTGTTTTATTCTGGATCGAATTCCAAAATTTATTATCTTCAGGAAGTAGCAGACGAAAGATATGAATTGTTTTTTGGTGATGGAGTTTTTGGACAGAAACTTGAGGATCAAAATTATATAACAGTTTCTTACATCTCAACTAATGGTGATTCTGGAAATGGATTGAGTCAGTTTAGATTTAATGGTAGGATAACCTATACTAGAGATGGAGAAGAATATACAGTTACTAGTGGAATATCACTACTAACTACTGATTTTAGTTCTAGGGGTGGAGATTCTATCGAGGGAGTTGAGTCTGTTAGAAAATTTGCTCCAAAGATTTATGCTACTCAGAATAGAGCAGTAACTGCAGATGACTATGAAACTTTAGTTCCTTCAAAAATATATCCAGATACAGAATCTATTTCTGTTTTTGGTGGTGAAGAATTAGTTCCCCCACAATACGGAAAAGTTTTTATTAGTATAAAACCAAGATTTGGAGATTTCTTACCAAATTTACTAAAAGAAAGTATAAAATCAAAATTAAAAAAATATGCTGTTGCTGGAGTAGTACCAGAAATTTTAGATTTAAAATATCTTTATATCGAAGTAAGTTCAAAAGTTTATTATAATACAAACCTAGCACCTTCATCTGCAGAAGTTTCTACTATTGTTTCTAACAATGCATCAAAATATGCAGACTCTACTGAGTTAAATAGATATGGTGCCAGATTTAAATATAGTAAGTTCCTAAAGATAATTGATGATAGTCATCAATCTGTGACTTCAAATATTACTCTCATTAACATGAGAAGAGATCTTAGAGTTGTTCCAAATACATTTGCTGAATATCAAATTGGATTTGGAAATAGATTTCATATCAGAAGTAATGATGGATATAACATAAAATCTAGTGCATTCAGAGTATCTGGAATCCAAGAAAATGTATACATAGGTGATATTCCAAGTTCTGATGGATCAACTGGATCTATATTCCTTTTCACCTTACCCAATGTTGGATCAGAAAATCCAACTATCCTACGATCTAATGTAGGAAGTGTTGATTATATAAATGGTATAATAACAATTAATGCTATTAATATCTTAGGTGGAATGGAAAAAGACGGTCAGCAAGTAATTGAAGTACAAGCGACTCCATCGTCAAATGACGTTGTTGGATTACAGGATCTTTATTTGCAACTAGATAATAGTAATAGCACATTCGAAATGATTCCAGATCAAATTGCATCAGGAATTGACCCATCAGCTTCTACTTACACAGTGTCATCTTCATACTCAAATGGAAACTTAGTTCGCCTTGGTGGAGCAGTTAATGTTGCAGAAACAACTCAGACTGCAACTCAGACTACTACAACCAATAGTTCTTTTACAGGAACAACGTCCTCCACAACTTCAACAGCATCCTCTGGGGGATCATCCTCTGGGGGATCTGGTGGTTCTACCGGCGGCGGCGGTTATTAATTTAGAGATATAGAAAAAAAAAATGTCAGAAACAAGAATCAAGTTCAGTAACATCATTAAGAACCAACTTCCAACTTATGTTGAGAATGAGTTTCCTCTTATCTCTGAGTTTTTAAAGCAATATTATATTTCACAAGAATATAAAAGTGGATCTATTGATCTAATTCAAAATATTGATCAATATGTAAAACTTGATGAGCAAACTTCATTAAATTATGAAGTTAATCTTATTGAGGATACTGATGAGTTTGCATCTACGATTAATATTGATTTATCAATAAATCCAAGAGGAACTGAACTATTTCCAGATTCTTATGGTCTGTTAAAAATTAATGATGAAGTAATAACATATACCGGAAAAACTGATTCGTCCTTTACTGGATGCATTAGAGGATTTAACGCAGTAACTTCATATCAATCAGATTCAAATCAAGGAGATCTTGTCTTTAGTTCTACTGAAGCAGCTGATCATGAAAAGGGTGATGTTGTAGAGAATTTAAGTTGTTTATTTCTCAAAGAATTTTTGAAGAAAACAAAAATTCAATTTTTACCTGGATTGACTGAAAGACCTTTATCTTCTAATTTAAATCAAAATTCATTCATAAAGCAATCAAAAGATTTTTATACTAGTAAAGGTACTGATCAGGCAAATAAAATTTTATTCAAAGCACTTTATGGAGTAAATGTTGAAGTTGTAAGACCAAGAGATTTTTTATTCACACCATCAAATTCAAACAATTTAGTCACATCTAATTTTTTAGTTGAGCAGGTTAGTGGTGATCCAAATTCCTTAGAAAATAAAACTATATTTCAAGGCAAATCTGGGGAGACATATACTCCATTATATAATGTTGAGGAAATTAATGCCGTAGATGGAAAAAAATATTATAAGTTAGCATTTGATGGTGGATATAATAGAGACTCTAGTGCTCTTAGTGCAACTAGAGGAAGTTTTAAGATTGCACCAAAAACTCATGTAATTGGAAATGTTTCCTCTGGATCTACAGTTATTGATGTTGATTCAACAATAGGATTTCCAAATTCTGGTGAATTGGGGGTAAAATATCCAAATTCAACTACTTCTAATACTGGTATAGTATCTTACACATCTAAAACCATAACTCAATTTTTTGGATGCACAAATATAGTTGATACCATTATTGATGGAGATACTCTTAATACTTTAGACTATGCATTTACTAAACCAAATAATGAAGTTCAAGTTCGTATAGGGTCAGTTCTATCAGGTTTTTCAAAGCAAGATGGAATATTTGACTACAAACCTGGGGATAAATTTCAAGTAAAAACTCTTGGAATTGAGAATCAATCATTTAAGTTTAAAAATTGGTTATATAATAATTCTGTTAAGTACTCTATTTCGAAAATAGAATTAATTGATAATGTTTCACCTAAAGTATATAAGTTAACTTTAAAAACAGAAAATTATTTAAGACTTGGTGACAATTTAACTATTACTTCATCAAATTCGATTAATTCTTTTGATGCTGTCGTTTCGGATATAATTTCATCAAAAGTAATAACAGTTAAAACTGCAGCAACTCTTGATACTGGAGCAGGACATACTGCAATTAAAAAAATAAAAAAAGTAAATTCTGAAAATTTTCCTGGGATCAAAAAGTTTCAATCAAATATTCAAAATGTTTATAAGAAAAAATATTCAAATTCTGTTTTAATAGCAACAAATTCATTACCATCATATAACACTCAACCTTTAGTTGTAGATAGAAGGAAAATTACTTTTAGTGGAACCTTTTCCGGTGATACTTTTAATATTAAGGATCATGGATTTTATAGCGGAGAATCCATATACTATAGTCCCCAAAAAACCACCGAAAGTGTTGATGTTGGTGATGGACAAATCCTTGAGGAAAGTACTATCATATCATCTCTATTTGGTGGGAATACTGGAGGTGAAGGAATATATTACGTTTTAAGAGTTGATGATAATAATATTAAATTAGCAAAGTCTAATCCAAATTTATATTCGTTGCAATTTGTTTCTATAGAAACTTCAACAACTGTTATTGATAATACTATTGAGGATTCTATTTCAGTTGGAAAGGAATTGGAATCTCAAAAACTTTATAGAGAAATTTCTGATCCAATTAATAATGATCTAGTAATTGAAACAAAACCTGGAACTACTGGTATTTTAATTAATGGTGTTGAAATTTTAAATTATAAATCAAATAATCTAATCCATTATGGGAGACTAGAGGAAGTTGAAGTAGTTTCACCTGGATTTGGTTTTGATGTAATTAATCCGCCAATTTTAAATATAAAGGATCCTGTTGGGACCGGAGCAACTGGTTTTCTAGCAGTTAGTGGAAGTTTAAGAAATATTCAAATTATTGATAGAGGATTTGATTTTACAGAGGTTCCTATAGTATCAATTACTGGTGGTAATGGATCTAATGCCAAAGCATCTGTAGTTACTAAATTAATTTCTCATTCTGTAGAATTCTTCTCAGATCCAAGTTCTGCAAGAGTTTCATTAGGTGCAACTTTATCTACGATTGGATTTTCAACATATCATAAATTTAGAGAAGGTGAGCAAGTTGTATATAAAACAAATTCTCAAAAAGCAGTTGGTGGACTATCAACTGACGCAACATATTTTGCTTCTATTGTAAATGCTACAACGGTTAAACTTCATAATAATATTGGGGATTCTATATCTGGCATCAATACTGTTACATTATCTTTCTTTGGTGAAGGTAAGCACAAATTAGAATGCACATCGAAAAAAGCAATAATTGATTCTATTAACATTGTCAATAATGGATCAGGATATGAAAATAAAAAAAGATCTGTTGCTTCAGTAGGAATTAATACAGCATCAAATATTATTACAATTGACAATCATGATTATAATTCTGGTGAAATTATAAGATATTCTACTGGTTCTAGTTCAATTGAAGGATTGGTGGATGGAAAAGATTATTACATAACATCATTGGATGACAATCAATTTAAACTATCTGAAGTTGGAACAGTAAATGATAAAGATTTGTTTTATAAAACTAAGCAATATGTAAAACTAACAAGTTCTGGATCTGGAACTCATTATTTCAATTATCCTCCAATTTCAGTATCTGTTAAAGGACCTGTTGGTATAGCAACTGTTACTGGAATTGAACCAAGTGCTTATCAAAGTATTATCCAACCAATTTTTACTGGAGAAGTAACTTCAGTTCATTTGTCAAGTAAAGGTTCCGGATATGGAACTAATGATATTATCAACTTCAATAAACCACCACAAGTTTCTATCATTTCTGGAGTAAATGCTCAGGCAAAACCAATAATATCTTCTGATGGAAAAATAATTGAAGTTGTAGTAGAAAATGTTGGATCAAACTATACTTCTATTCCTACTATAGAATTATTGTCAGATTCTGGAATAGGTTGTATTTTAACTCCTATTCTTGAAAATGGATTACTCAGAAAAATTATAGTTGTAGAACCTGGAATTGGATATGTTGTAGGAGAGACTGAAATATTAATAACTCCAACAGAAGAAGATGTTAGTTTTATACCAAAACTGCAGACATGGAGAATTAATTTATTTGACAAATTAAAAAATAAAAATCAAATAAAAAATGATGATGTAATTTTAGGTGAATCTTCTAGTAAAAAATATGGATTGCAATGTTATGCTTTATATGCACCTAGAGAATTGAGAAAAATGGTCTACTCCATCGGACAGGATGGAGAAACTCTTTACGGAAAACCTGATTTAAAATTAGTAGACTCTAAAGAAACTGAGTTTACTGATCATTCTCCGATACTTGGTTGGGCATATGATGGAAATCCAATTTATGGTCCATATGGATATTCAAAAATTGACGGAGGAGTTGTAACATTAATGAAGTCTAGTTACAGACTCAATAAAGAACGTCCTTCAGGTCCACCAACATCCATATATGAACTTGGAATATTTGTAGAAGATTTTACTTATTATGAATCAGATGATGATAGTTTTCTCGATCAAAATAATGGAAGATTTTGTGTAACTCCAGATTTTCCAAATGGAACTTATGCATATTTTGTAACAATAAATCAAAACAATACTGAATCATCTGGAGTATTCAACAATTATAGAATTCCAAAATTCCCATATATTATTGGAAAAAATTATAATTCAACCCCAATTGATTTTAATTTTAAGGTATCTTCAAATCAAGATGAATACAAAATTGAAGATAATGATTGGTGTAGAAACACCATATCATACAATTTGAGAGAAGATGGATTAGACTACCCATACATTTACTTACCAAACAACTTATCACAAACTGGAGAGATTGTTTCAACCAATAGGGGAATGCTCCAAAGGGTAGAGATAAAAACTCCTGGAGATAATTATAGGATAGGAGACACTTTAAACATATCAGATGGTGGAACAACTGGTTTTGGTGCTGCAGGTAGAGTAACAATATTAAAAGGTAGAAAAGTAAATAGTCTTAATGCCACTATTACAAAGTTATCTGGGGTAGAAATTTTTCCTTCTTTTAAAAAAGGAACTTATTTTGTGCAATCAACAAATCCGCATAATTTAAAACTTCTTGATATTGTTAGTGTTAGTGGAATTTCTACAACTTCATCTAAGATTGAAGGAAAATATTCTATTGGAGTTTCAAGTGAATCTTTTTCATTAGTTGGTGTTGGTACTACTGGAGTTGCTGTTGGGGCAACATCTGTTACTGGAATAGTAACTTTCTTTAATGTTTCTTCTAATTTAATTGGATCAAACATTGTACCAAATGACATTCTTAGTATTGGGACCGAGAGAGTTAAAGTTTTGAATATTGATGAAAAAAATTCTAGATTTAAAGTTTTAAGATCTGTAGATGGAACAGTTGGTGGTATACATACTATTGGTTCAATTATAACTGAAGATCCTAGAAGACTGACTATTAACAGTGGGTTTAAAACAACTTTTAGTTTCAATAGAAATAAAGAATTATATTTCAAACCATCAGAAACAGTTGGTCTCGGAACAACTGCTGTTGGTTTGGGGACAGCACTAACGTTTTCATCTTTTGGATTGAATACCGTTGGACTTGGAACAACATCCGGTGCTAGTACTCTTAATGTTCCATTAAAATCACTTTATGTAAAAAATCACAATTTACAAACTGGTGATATATTAACATACTCCCCAAATGGTGGATTAGGTATTGTTTATAATGAAAATGGAAAAATTGGTATTGCTACTACTCTATCTAATGGACAACAAGTATTTGTTGCTAAAATTTCTAATGATCTTATTGGTATTGCAACACAAAGAGTTGGATTGGGAAGTACTGGTGGATTTGTTGGTGTAGGAAATTCTTCATCGACAATTTTCTTTACTGGATTAGGTTCTGGAAATAATCATAGTTTTAAAACCAATTACAAACAAATTACTGCTGACGTTTCAAGAAGATCGGTCAGAATAGTTACTGATGTCAATCATGGAGTAACATCAGCTCATAAAGTTGATATTGATGTTGATCCACAATTTACCAAAACTTACATTGTTAAGTATAACGATACTAATAGAAGAGTACTTGTTGGAATTGAAACTTTTAGTGCAGTTGGAATTAATAGTTCTACGAACAATATTAATATAGTAGATCATGGATATGAAAGTGGTAATAAAGTAATCCACACATCAACTGCACCATGTGAAGGACTAGAAAATGATAAAATTTACTATATTGTAAAAGTTGATAATGATAATATAAAATTATCAAATACTTATAATAGTTCCGTCAGTTTAAAACCGAGTATTGTTGGTATATCAAGTACATCTTTTGGTGAATTTGGACTAGTTAATCCTCCAATTTCTGCGTATAGAACTTCTACTTTAAATTTTGATGTATCAGATGCTTCTCTAGCGCACATTCAACAATCTACTCAATATTCAGCCTTTAAACTTAATTTTTATCTTGATGATAAGTATACTAAACTTTGGACTACTGATGGAACATCTGGAACTTTTAGTATATCTAGAACAGGAAAATCTGGATTATCAACAACATCAACAGTAACTGTTTCTATTGGAAGAACATCTCCAGACAGACTGTATTATAGATTAGATCCAATTTTTAATTCTAATACTACTATACCAAAAGAGAAATCTGAAATTATTACAGATACAACTATACTGAACAGTAATTCAATTATAACAAATAATAGTGTTTACAACGGTCAGAGAAGAATTTCTATAGCAGGAACTAATTTCTTTACGTTTGATTTATATGAAAATCCAGAAACCGATTCTTATGCATCCACTTCTTCTTCAATTTCATATACCACGGATTGTACTCATACAAAAGGTCCTATATCAAATGTTCAAGTAACTAGTTCTGGAAAAAATTATGATAGTGTTCCTGAAATACTCTCTGTCAATTCTATAGAAGGAACTAGAGCAGAGTTAATTTCTATTAGTGATAACATTGGTACTATTGAAAAAGTTAAACTTAATGATATTGGGTATGATTTCCCAACAGATAATACTTTAAAACCAAGTGCTTCTTTACCGCAAATTATAAGTGTAGATTCGTATGCCAAAATTGACAATATCAATATAACTTCTATTGGGAGAGGATATTCATATGCACCAGATTTGATTGCATTTGATGGAAAAACTGGTGAGAAAATAAATGATTTAAACATCGGATATTCTCTTGGGGATTCTAATGTAACTATTTTCAGCAATACCAAAGGTATTAATAATTCAACACCAACAATTTTACCTATAAACAATAATAATGGAGTTGGTATTAGTACAGTTGGTTTTAATACAATTACAAAAGATGTAACAGTTGAAATGTCTGTTGGATTTAGCACTGCCTTCCCATTTGCAGTTGGTGATAAGGTTCTTATTGAAAATATTAGTGTTGGTGTAGCATCAACTGGTAAAGGATTTAATTCAAAAGATTATGATTATAAATTATTTACTTTAACTAGTGTAACTGAAAATATTGGTGGTATTGGTAATGTTGTATATAATTTATCTAATGATCTAATAGATGGAGAAATTCCTGGAACTGCAGATTTAATAAATTCATCTGGGATGATAACTCCTGAGAAATTCTTCCCAAGTTTTGAAGTTTCATTAGTAACTGGTAACTATTTACCGGGTGAAAAAGTTATATCTAATGTAAATGGAAATCAAATAGAAGGTATTGCTCAAAGTTGGGACAGAACAACAAAAACTCTTAGAGTTTTATCAAATGACAATTTTACAAAAGGTGCAAAATTAAAAGGTTTAACTTCCGATTTAATAGGAATAGCATCTACAGTAGTTTCGTATGAATCATATTTTGATACAGATGTTTCTTCATTAATATTCAGTGGAAGTCAAGTAGACTCTGGATATTTAAATGACAATCTACAAAGACTGCAGGACAATCATTATTATCAAAACTTCTCATACGCATTAAAGAGCACTATTGCATTTGATGATTGGAATGATGTTGTATCCTCATTAAATCATACTATTGGATATAAAAAGTTTGGAGATCTTCAAGTAGAGACTTCGAACAGTTCTCAACCATTGACTGTTGGTCTTACAACTGGGTTGACTGATATTTCCATAGTTAGTGATCTTCACAACGTTATTGATACTAATTGTGTATTTGACTTTGATATTGCAACAGAAAATAATTTAAACTTTACTAATGAAAATAATGGTATCTTATCAAATGAAATTTTCTTTAATAGTAAAATATTAATAGATTTTACAGAATCTATTGGAAATAGAGTTCTTTCTATAGATGATATAAGTCCTCTTTTTAATAGCAATCC